GCAGCAACATATAAGTCCCTGTGTGGATTGGCCGCTCTACGTCGCCTACTTGAATTGTTGTCATTGTCTTAGTATTGATTATAAAAAAGGCAGGGCCGGAGCCCGTGCCTTATGTTACCGTAATCACTGAGGGCTCACCATTCACAATGCCCGAAAAGCTCATCGTTGCATTGTCATTAGTAGGCGCTGAAATACTCTGAGCCGTAATATATGACTCGAACTCCCAGTATTTATCGCCCACATTGTCCACTGAGGCCGGGATACGGAATTGAACCGTCACCGCCGTACCGTTGGTCAGCATATCGAACAGGTCAAACGGGCTGGCATGGGTAGAGGTATTATAGCCGTCTTGGCTAAAAAATGCCTCCCCCGAAAAAGTGCCCGAAGCCGTGCCCAGTGTAGAGGTGGCCCACCCGGTTGAGCCAGTGTAGTTATCCTTGTGTAGTGTTTGCTTGGTTTCGCGCGTGAAGTCCAAAGTGCAAGAGGTAGCGTAGCCAATCGGCTCGCCTTCAAGGTAGAACCTCGCGTAATCACCAACAACGATTCCCGATGTGATTGGCATGATATTTATTTGTTTGAGTTAGAAAATCAAGTGTTATAAGTGAAAACGCGGCACTGTAAGGTCGCGCTAAAAACTTCTTGTTCTGGGATAAAGGGCAGATTACCCTTTGAATCTACTTTGCTATGCCGGATTGTAACCCCGCCGCTTGTGCCCGTCCAGTAATCCAGCCGACTTGAACAGGCATCAATAATACTTTGGGCACTGGAAAAGGTCTTAGCAAAGGACATCACTTCGATATTGTAAGTATTATTCAGGCTTGCCCCGTCTTTGATTTGTGCCGGGATAGTGTCAACCACCCGAAAAACAACGTAGGGTAAAACCTGGTCTTGGGGGGCTATGTCGGGAAAAATGCGAGTTGATACCAGCGCCGTTAACGTTGAATATCCTGAAAGTCTGCTGTATATCGCATCGTGTACCGTCATAAACCAGTTCTTGCTTTAAATGCGGTGATGATCTTTTTAACACTATCTTCTACAATAAAAGCCACTTGCCTTTGCGTGGCACCTAATGCTGCTTTTGTGACTCGGTCGCCAAAGGCGGCAGCACTTCCAAAAACCATTTGAGCATAGTAGCCATCAGCGCTTTTAACTGTTCGTCCGTGCTCTTTTTTCACCTCTCCCTTTGCCCATTTCGGCCCTACATATACCGCCGATTTGTCACGAGGGAAAGTAAGCACCTGTAAGGATTTTTTCAAATTTCCAGGATGGTAGGCAATCCGGTAAGCCTTTGCTGTCCCCCTTTTTGCGCGTTTTCCTTTAAAAAGCTTAGGGGTTGAATAGCGATAATGCACACGACTAGAACGGGGGGCAAGGCTAATTGATCGCTGTCTAACAGGGGCGGCGGCACGGCGTAAAATTTGGCGGCGTTTAGCAGGGGTAATATCATTACCCAGTTGATTGAGTTTAGCAATCAAACTTGATAGTTCCGCTGAGTTTACGCTACTGCTTGCCATTATCCTGTAAAACTTGCCCACATAGGTTCCACCTGTACCGCTTCAATCGTTAAAAACATCCGCTTTGGGTCAGGTAAAACGCTTAAAATATCGTACTCTAGTCCTTCGTGTAAAATTCGGTGTTTCGGTCGTATGTCATTCCGGTATCGGACGTTGACAGTTATAGCCATCCGATGTACCACCTGTTCTGCTTCAAACTGTTCTTCACTTGCCACTGTCGTAAATTCCACTCGCCCCCATTGCTCTGTTTCAGTTGTCCAAGAACGGGCCATACTGCCATCACTGTTTTGGCTTTCCGTAAAAGTCCGAAAACTAAGCCTATGTCGCATAGTGCCGATTTGGCTCCGTGCTTTGTCAATGGGCTTATTGAAACTTTCGTATTTTAGAAAATCAGCCATTTAAAACAGTTGTACGCGGTACGGATTAAGCAAGTTTTCGGCGGCGGTCGGCATCATTTTCACGGTATCTTCCCGGTTTTCATACCAGCGTCCTAGCATCAGGTAAATAGCGGTTTTAATCGCATCAGGTACAGCCGCCGCATTGGCATAGCCACACATATATGTAATTGTTACCGCTTTTAACTGATCTTTGGTTTCCGGCCATTCAATTGTGGTATTAGGCCACAGGCGCGGCGGAACACCTGATAAATCAGCGTTATAAGTGCTAAATGTTTGGTTTGCGCCGTCTACGTCCACATACGCCACACTGGTAATAGATGAAACGAGCGGAAAACGCAAAACTATTTCTCCCCGGTTGTCAGGGAATGCGCTCCAATACTCTGCAATAGTTTGGCTTATCAGCTTGATATTGCAGTAGCTTTCCGCCGCTTGCCTAGCCGCAATAATGAGGCTACCAATAAGCGAATCGTCCGCGCTAGAGGTGATTTTTAGCCACGTCTTAACCTCTGAGGCGCTCACAGGCTCAACAGCAGGAGCGGAAGTTACCGCCCACGATTTGATATTTTCAAGCCTACTTACCACCTTTGCGCGTTTGCTTGTTCATTGGCTTGCTTATAGCAACCTCCATATTTACAATTGCCGGGACGTCATAAATAGCTAAGGCAGCACGTACTAACCCATCCGCTACCTCGTCGGGAAAGATTAAAGCTGCGCCCTTGGGCGCACTGTGGCTTTTGCCCCATGCCTGTACGGCGCAGCTTTTTATCATTATGACTTTCTTAGCCATTAGGTCGCGTGTTGAATCAACTTAATAGCGCCTGCGTCCATCAATTTGCCGTCAATGCGCCAGTAGCCAACAAAGCCAACAGAAAGCGCATCCGCAAAGCGCTCATCCAAGCGCATGACGTTGACTCCGCCCACTTGGCGAATAACATATTTTGACCAGTCGCCAAATGCAATAGATTTTGCGCCCGCCCCAATGGCCGGGAAATCATCATTTACTACAATTGGGAAGCCCTCCAAGCGGCCCGGCGTGCCGTTGATCATATCAGGTTGCCACAACGGACGGTCATCAGAAGTACCAACGGTCAGCTTTTTGAGGGCTGCCAGTGTGGTATCAGCCATCATAAAGGCGACGTTTGGGCCTGAGCGGTAGGCACGGTTGACGCTGTGAATCACATCAATGATGTTGTCTCGGCTGATTGCAGAAGAGGCGGCGGTTTCGCCAACACTGGCACCGCCGGAGGCGGCTAAAATGCCCGTGGGCTTCGAAGAACCGTCCGCATCAGTCAATAAATCATTGACCTTGCGGCCAAGTCGGGTGCCAATCATGCCGGGAAGCTCAGAAGCCAAAAGTACCTCGTCCTCTAGCCATTGGAACGACACTTTGATAATGTCGGCAATTGTGTAGGCGTAGTGGATTTTTTGACCAAGCGTGAAGTCTTGCACTGTGATAGCGGCGGCTTCGGTTTGCTGACTGCCAACAGCGGCAGTATCATCCAGTGTAGGCCATTCAAGCGGTGCGCCGCTTGCGGTGGTGATAATCCGGCAAGCTTCCAGCATTCCGCTATAAGCTTTCATAGATTGAATCAACTCATTGGAAAAGCCCGTCGGAATAGCGTAGCCACCGTAAACACCGGAGCGAGGGGTGGTAATCGGGTCAGTACCACGACTTTCATACTTGGTAAAACCTTTGGCAAGCAAAGAGCGATCTTCAGCGGATAAATCACCCATATTGCCTGTCAGGTAGCGCAAAAATGCCCGTTGGTAGGCTTTTGAGCCTTTTACATCTTCATCACTGCCTTCGCCCGGGGCTGATTCTTTCCCTGTGAACTTGTGGGTGCGCTCTTCAATTTCCTGCATTTCGCCTACGGCGCGTTCCCGATCTGCAAGCTTGCGCTCTTCGTTGATCACACTAATCAAGCGAATGTACTCTTTGTCGGCGCGTTCAAATTGCTCATTCTCGTCTTGGGTAAAGTCGCGGCCTTCCGCTTTTTTCCTGTTACCCAGGTCGCGCATGACGTATAAGGCTTCATTAGCCTTTTTAATCAAATCGTCAATTGTCATTGCGTTTATTTGTTTGAATTAAAAAATTAGCCGCGCTTACCATCAAGCGCAAGTTCTTTATAAGCCAGCAGTATTTCGCTATACGCATCCAACTGCTTATCAATTTCGTCTGTTCGATTCTCAGTGTTAAGATTCTCAGGGGTTTCAATTTTCGTTCCGCCAAATCGGCTCCTTACTTCGCTCGTAGTTTCGGGGTAAGCTGGGTAAGTCACAGGTGATACGTCAAAAACACGACCAATCTTTAGAATGCGACGTAATGGTAGTAATTCATCTTTGCTGCGGTCTATCCATTCGTCCTCCTCAACAGTGAACCC